ATGGGGAACATCTGGCAAAATTTACAAGACAAAAGAAGAAGCTGAAAGACAAGGAAGAGCAATCTATGCATCAGGTTATGGAAAACCTTCCACTTTCAGAAATCTTCATAAGTAGTAGGAGACATATATGCCGTTCTATGAGATGCACTGTCAAAATGAAGAGTGCTTACATTCTGAAGATTTCTTAATGAAATGGGAAGAGATGAAAGCAGGAGTAAACTGTCCAGAGTGTGGCAGTGAGATGAAAAACAAAATTCGTCCTGTTATGTTTAAACCTTGTGGTGGTGGGCACAAACATAGAATAATTGCACCAGATGTAGGTCCAAATTCTAAAAAGTCCAGAGCATATCAGAAAAAGATGGATGAGGCTAATAGTCTTGAAGCATACAAACCAGGAGGAACCTTCGGAACAGGAGGTATCAATGGTTTCAAAGAAAGACAGGTTAAAGCTGAAAAACTAAGCAAAGGTGAGACTAACTTCACCAAATAATAATTAGGAGAATTTTATGCATGACATAACAACACGTCATCCTATGCTTCTTAATGTTCTAGAACAAATTAAAAGAGCAAGAGATTGTTACATAGGCACAGATGCTATAAAAAGGTCTTCTCCTTTGTATTTAGATTCTTTCGATAAAGCTGACGAGGAATATTTACCTAAACTGAACGGACAAGATAAGGCTCAGTACGAGTCATACAAGAATAGAGCAGTATTCTATGCGACGATGTCAAGAACCGTTACAGCTTTAGTTGGTGCGATAGACAGAAAACCACCTACAATGAATAATACAGATTCTCTGGATTACTTCTTAGAAGATGTCACTGGAACTGGTGTATCTTTTAGAGACTTTGCTAAAAATGTCCAAGAAGAAGTTATGATATCTGGAAGAGCAGTAGTCTGTGTGGATAGAAAGAATTCATCAGATAATAGACCATATTTAGTTTGGTACAAATCAGAAGATTGTGTTAACTGGTTTTCAGAACAATACACAGACTTCGATGAGAGACTTACTGGAATGGTCTTCAGAGAATGTTATTATACAAGAGATGATGAAAATCGTTACAAGCAAGTAAAGAAAGATCAATACCGTGAGTTCACCTTAGTAGATGGTAAAACTATAGTAAATCTGTGGAGACCAGAGCAAAAAGGAAATGATCACGAATACACAATAGCTGAAAGTTATGAATTAACAAACAGAGGAAAACCTTTAGGGTTTATTCCTTGTGTACCAATTGTGGCAGAAGGTTCTCCATTAGAAGCGCCTAAGCCACCTCTGTTAGATTTAGCTGACATTAATATCGCTCATTATAGAAATAGTGCAGATTATGAACATGGAATGTATTGGACTGCTTTACCTACACCTGTTTTGACAGGATTACAAGGCAAGACTAATAAAGTATCTATCGGTTCTGGATCTGCTATCATTCTTCCTGATCCTAGTTCAAGAGCTATGTTCTTAGAATTTAGTGGTCAAGGTTTAGGTGTTATAAAGTCTTCAATGGAACACAAAGAACAGATGATGTCTGCTTTAGGTGCAAGAATGTTAGCATCTAGAATGGATCAATCTACATCTGCAGAAGTAGCCAGAATAAATATCTCTGGAGAGACAGCTTCTCTTAGCAACATCTCAAGAGCTATGAGCAGAGGACTTTCTAGATTGTTAAGAATGGTTGCACTATGGGAGAACATTAGTTCTGCTAAAGACATTTCTATACATCTGAACGAAGACTATGTTGATACTAAGTTGGCAAGTACAGATATTACTGCACTTATGACTGCTTATCAAGGTGGAGCTTTGAGTTTAGATTCATTACTATGGAACTTATCTCAAGGTGAGAGACTTCCTACTGGAAGAACAGTTGATGAAGAAATATCGTTAATTGAATCTGATATGGATCGTGAAGCAGAAGAAGCATTGTTCTACGAGAGTGAAGATATTGGATTTGATGGAAATAGATTTTCTAGTGCTAAAGGTTCAGCTTCATCAAAATCTCAAAACTCAGATAACGAAAACGAATAGGTAATTGAATATGGCAACATTAGAAGAACAACTTATAAGAGACGAGGGTCTTCGTCTTACAGTATATAAAGATCATCTAGGTAAACCTACTGTGGGTGTTGGTCATCTTGTATTGCCAAAAGATAATCTGAAAGTTGGAGATAAGATATCTAGAAGCAGAGCATTAGCTTGGTTCAGAGAAGATGTAAAGGTAGCAATTAAAGATGCTAAGATATTCTCTGGAGAAAAGAATTGGGATAGGATGTCTCAGAATATGAAGAATGTTGTAACTAACATGGCTTTCAATCTGGGACTACCTAGACTAAAACAATTCAAGAAGATGAGAGCTGCACTAGACAATGAAGACTATGAAGAAGTGGCTAATCAGATGTTAGACAGCAAATGGGCTAGACAAGTACCTAACAGAGCTGGCAGACTTATTAAAGAAGTTTTGAACGAAAAATCTCAACTGAGCAATGGAATGATTTGGGTTGAAGGATATCAACGTTCAGACGGATCAAAAATTGAAGGTTTCTGGAGAAAGAAATCTGAATAAACACATTTTAGAGAAAGACATATAAGCTTCTTTATTAATGTAATAGAGGAGAATAAAAATGTGGAAAGCACAAGCAGCAGAGAATACTGCTAAACTGACAGAAGCTGGTATGGCAGGAGTTACTGTAGGAGCAATCATGGGATGGCTACCTGCTATCGCTGCAATAGTTTCTATTGTATACTATGGTATAAAGATTTATAAAGAACTTACTAACAAGTAAGTACTGTTATATCTTAAGGGTTCCACCATAATGGGGTTCCACTACGGAGATAATAATGGCAGACGAAAAAATAGTTTATGGAAAGACTACCGATAAGGTAGCAGACAGATTATTTGATTCTATAGCTAAACACTCTATCGAGCTACAAAGAATGGCTAATTACGTAGAGAAAGACTTAGCAGCAGAATATATTAAACTGTCTAAAGAGCTAGACGCTGTTTTAGTAAAACACGAAGCAGGTGTGAGAGTTACTAAAGCAGGAAGACAAAAACTTCTAGCTAAAGTTATTCAAGAAGGTGAAGTAGCTATTAAGAAATCTGGACAAGCTCTAGCAGAGTTGGTCAGAAATAATTTAATAGAAGTAGGAAATTTAGAATCAGAGTTTTCTGTAGGATCTATAAATAAAGCTGTTACTGGCAAAGGTAATGTTGCGTTTATTACTAACAAAGTAGGTCCTAAAAAGATAAGCAGTATAGCTGACAACCTGATTGTTCAAGGAGCACCACAGAAAGAATTGTGGGCTAGACAATCTACTAACTTAGTGAATAAATTTAAAGATGTGATAAGAACAGGTTGGGAACAAGAACAAGACATCGCAACAATATCTCAAGCAATCCGTGGCACTGCAGCCAATGGATATAAAGACGGTATTATGAATGTTTCCAAACATCAAGCTAACAGCTTGGCTAGAACCTCTATTGCATCAGTTGCTAATCAAGTCAGAGAAGAGACTTACTTAGCTAATGACGATGTCATACAAGGTGTTCAGTTCATCGCAGTGTTAGACAACAATACTACTCCAGTTTGTAGAGCACACTCAGGTGACAAATGGGATATGACACCAGAAGGTTGGAAACCTGTGGAAGGTGCACATAATTATGTTCAGCCACCACTACATTTCAACTGTAGGTCAACTCTCATACCCAGAATGTATACTCCTGGAGAACTGGCAAAAAGAGCACCAAAGAAATTGAATCTAGTTCCAGACAAAGAGAAGAAGAGTCTTGGAAAAAGATTAGGAGTAAGAGTCTGTAGATCACCATGTAAATATACAGACGCAGATGCTTGGTTGAAAACTCAACCTGTAGAATATCAAAAGAATGTTCTAGGAAAAGCATTTGATGCATGGACAGTAGGTAACATCAGTTTTAAAAGGATGGTAACTCAGAAA